CAAGCTGCTAAAATACAGCGCGGAGCGCGGCATGAGCCGTACCCGTATGTGCCAGATTTGGGGTGATGATTTCGTACGTATTGTATTGGAAGAAATGTGATGATTACGTGGTCCTACAGTAGCATTAAGACTTTCGATCAGTGCCCGAAGAAATACTACCACCTGAAGGTATCCCGCGATGTGCAGGACGAAGGGGGCACGGCTTCTATCTACGGGCAGGAAGTCCACAAAGCTGCTGAGGAGTACGTGCGTGACGGCACCCCGGTGCCAGCGAAGTTCAAGTTCGTGGAAGACACGGTAGCTGCGTTCAACAACATCCCCGGCGAAAAGCACTGCGAGATTAAGCTAGGTGTAAAGAAGACGGATACTGGCTACGAACCCTGCGAGTTCTTTGCCAAGGATGTGTGGTGGCGTGGCGTGGCCGACCTGCTCATCATCAACGGGGCCAAGGCGTGGCTGGCTGACTACAAGACCGGGAAGAACACCCGGTATGCGGATACCAAACAGTTGGACTTGCTGGCTGGCGCGGTGTTCCTGCACTTCCCACAGGTCAAGCGGATTAAGTCTGCTCTGGCTTTCGTAGTCGTTAACGAGTTTATCAAGAAGAACTACGATGCCGGTAAGGAGAAGGAATGTCTGTCGGTGTTTGACACCGAGCTTACCCGGCTGGAGACTGCACATAAGACAGGCGTGTGGAACCCCGTGACTGGGCCGCTCTGCAAGTTCTGTCCTGTTGTAACCTGCGAACATAATAGGAAGAGATAGGAGAAACTAATGCCCTACGTAAACAAACCCCGTCCGTACAAGAAAGAATACGAACAGTATGACGGCACCCCAGCCGTCAAGAAGAAACGCGCGGCTCGTAACGCCGCCCGCCGCCTGATGATGAAGAAGGGCAAGGTGCATAAGGGCGATGGCAAAGACGTGGACCACGCCAAGCCGCTGTCCAAGGGCGGCACCAACAGTACTGGTAACCTGCGGGTCAAGAGCGCCAGCGCCAACCGTTCGTTCGCCCGTAATTCAGACCACACTGTGAAGACTAATAAGCCGAAGAAAAAATGACCATCCTCACTGCCTACGACTGGCCGGGTAAGTTCAAACCGTTTGCCCACCAGAAGGAAACTGCTGACTTCTTGGCCCGCCGCCGCAAGGCGTTCTGCTTCAATGAGCAGGGTACGGGTAAGACTGCGTCCGTTATCTGGGCCGCAGACCATCTGATGAAACAGGGCAAGGTGAACCGTGTGCTGGTGATCTGCCCCCTGTCCATCATGAAGTCGGCGTGGCAGCAGGACCTGTTCAAGTTCGCCATGCACCGTAGCTGTTCTGTGGCCCACGGGGATGCCAAGCAGCGCAAGAAAATTATCGCGGCTGGTTCGCAGTTCGTCATCATTAACTTCGACGGTGTTGCTGTTGTCAAAGAAGAGATAATGAACGGCGGGTTTGATCTTATCGTGGTTGATGAGGCCAACGCCTACAAGAACCCACAAACCACCCGCTGGAAAGTGTTGCGGGACGTGGTCGCTAAGGCCAAAGGTCTGTGGATGCTGACGGGTACCCCGGCGGCGCAGTCTCCCGTGGATGCCTACGGCCTAGCCAAGCTGGTTAACCCAGACAACACGCCCAAGTACTACGGCGCTTTCCGTGACCAAGTTATGTACAAGGCCACCCAGTTTAAGTGGGTCGCCAAGCCGGGGTCGCAAACCACGGTTCACCAAGTGCTGCAACCTGCCATCCGGTTCGAACGCAGCCAGTGCCTAGACCTGCCGCCCGTAACCCACGTAGACCGCGAAGCCCCGCTGACACCCCAGCAAGCCAAGTACTACCACCTCCTCAAAGAGAAACTGCGCGTAACCACGGACGGCGAATCAGTTACTGCTGTCAACGCTGCTGTAAATATCAACAAGCTGCTGCAGATCAGCGGAGGTGCGGTCTATACGGATACTGGAGAGGTTCTGGAGTTCGACGTTAGCAACCGGCTGAACGCCGTGCTGGAGGTGATCGAAGAGGCCAGCCACAAGGTGTTGGTGTTCATACCCTTCAAGCATACTATAGATACGCTCAACACCCTGCTGAACAAGCACGGCATACAGAGCGAAATCATCAACGGCGACGTGTCGGTGAACAAGCGGGCAGATATCGTTACCCGTTTCCAGAACAACCCAGAACCCAAGGTTCTGCTCATTCAGCCACAGGCTGCATCCCACGGATTGACGTTAACGGCGGCGAACACCATCATCTGGTATGCCCCGGTGACTTCTGTAGAAACTTACCTGCAGGCAAATGCCCGCATCAACCGCCCCGGCCAGCACAACCCGATGACCATTGTGCACATCAAGGGTAGTGAGATAGAAGATAAGCTGTACCGGATGCTCCGGGCCAACATTAACAACCACGAAAAAATTATCGACCTGTACTACAAAGAGCTGGCTGAAGAAGCTTGACTATGTCAAAGTCTGTCTTTATCTGTAGGCGGTGTGGGCAGCTGTGGAAACTACTCCATATGCACACGTGCCGTTACTGGATTGAGAAGTCCAAGGTAGTTATGAAGTGGCAGTGTAAAGAAATAAAACAGGAGCAACCGTGACTGACATAGTAGACGCACCAAAGGAAGACACCGAACAGCTTGTGGTTCAGTACATCAAGCTGCGGGAACAGATTTACGATCTGGAAGAGAAACACGAAGCAGCGGTCAAGGTGCTTAAGGATGAGCAGGACAAGATTAGCGACCAGCTTATCTCCGTCTGCAACGCACTGAACGCCGACAGTATCCGCACTACCGCTGGCACAATCTCCCGCACAGTTACGAACCGCTACTGGGTCAGTGACTGGGAGAATATGTACAACTTCATCAAGGAGCACGACGCCGTGCACCTTCTGGAGCGCCGCGTGCACTCCACGCATATGAAACAGTTCTTGGAAGAGAACCCCGACTTGCTACCAATCGGACTTCAGGTAGACAGCCGGTACACAGTCAGAGTCCGCAAAGCATCGAGCAAGTAAGGAGACATCATGTCTAATCTAGCAATCTTCAAAGACAAAAGCGTAGCTACGCAAGGGCAGCGCGAACTCAGTGATCTGGCGAAATCCCTTTCCAGCAAGGGCACGACGTTCCGTCGTATTCAGGCCAACACCAACGGCACCTTCAAGCGCATCATCAACGGTGAGCAAGTTGGTAACGCTGTGCGCAGCGAGATTAACGTAATTGTGGTTGGTGCGCTGCCTAGCGTGTCGCGTACCTTCTACAAGGAAAAGTACGACCCGAACAAAGAAGCGACCCTGCCTGACTGCTGGTCTAACCTTGGTGACAAGCCAGAGGCCGCAGCCGGTAACCCGCAGAGCAATAACTGCATGAGCTGCGATCAGAATGTTAAGGGCTCAGGTGAGAATGGTGGTCGTGCTTGCCGCTTCCAGCGTCGTATTGCTGTGCTTCTGGCGGGTGATCCGTCTGGCGAAGTGTACCAGTTCAATGTTCCGGCCAAGTCGCTGTTTGGTAAGGGCGACGGTAACGTGCATCCGTTCGAAGGCTACGTTAAGTTCTTAGGTGCCAACAACGAAGTTATTGACAACGTCGTTACCAATATCAGCTTCGACGCTAACGCTAACACCATGGAGCTGCAGTTTAGCCCGCAGCGCCTGATTACCGACGAAGAGTATGAACTGGTACGTGCGGCCCAAGCGCGGCCTGAGACCAAGATGTACACGGTGCTTACGGTGGCGCAGACCGACAAGGTCCAGAAGCAGCCCCCGGCTGTGGAAGTCAAGGCCAAGGCCAAGGTCGTGCGCAGCGATGAGCCGGATGAAGTGGAGCTGGATGCCCCTGTGGAAGTAGCGCCTACGAAGCGTACGTCCAAGAAGCAGGAAGCAGCCCCTGCCCCTAAGAAGAGCATGGCTGAAACCATCGACGATTGGGGCGATGACGATTAACCATGAGCTATGGCTACAGCGCACGGTTGATAACGCTAAATAAGGAAGCCGACACACGTATGCTTGGTGTGCGGTTAGGGAGGGTTTGTATGAAGAACGACATCCCCGTGTCCCTAGTCGCCGCCAAGCTAGGTGTCAGTAGGCAGACGGTTTACAACTGGTTTTGTGGGACGCATACACCCAACACCACGGTAGCCCGTAAGCTTACTGCTTTCTACGACAGCATTACCAACTCTAAATAACTACGTACTACAAACCCCTTAGTGGCCGGAGACGCAAGTCTCCGCATGAGCACCCATGTCTCAATTTGATCTCCTCAGCGCAGTGCAGCCCACCGAAGGGTGGTTTGCGGTTATTGGGATCAAGGACAAGGGGGTAATACAGAAGTTTACCCAGAGCAGGGAAGAAGTAGACACTATAGCCGCCGAGTTCATGGCGCAGAAGCGCAACGTATTCTTCGGCGTTGCGAAGTATAAAGAAGAAGGTAGCCGCAAGAAGGACAACGTCAAAGCGCTTAGGGCGTTCTGGCTGGATATCGACTGCGGGGAAGCCAAGGCCGAGGTTAACGAAAAGACGGGGAGGCCGGATGGGTATATCGACCAAGCTACGGGACTGCAGGAATTAAAGCGGTTCTGCAAGCTGGTCGGTATGCCCAAGCCGGTCCTTGTTAACTCAGGGCGCGGCATACACGTATACTGGCCGCTGACTGAAGAAGTTACCCGCGAAGAGTGGGAGCCTGTGGCTGACAGGCTGCGTGAGCTTTGCAACACCCATGATCTCTACGTGGACCCGGCTGTCTTTGAGGCTGCGCGTGTGTTGCGCATCCCGGGTACCCTGAACTTCAAGGACGACCCGCCCACCGAAGTGACCCTTCTCCATGAAGGAAGCGCGGTAGACTTCGGTGCATTCAAAGCGCTGCTTGGCGTAGAGGAAAAGGAACCAAAACCCGAAGCGCCGAAGCGTGAAGTCAGCGACTTCGCCAAGTCTATGCAAGCCAACATAGACAAGAGCTTCTCCAAGATCATGCGCCGCAGCGTGGAAGGCAGCGGATGCAAGCAGTTACTATCCTGTTACGAAGAGCGGGAGAACCTGTCTGAAGTACGGTGGTTTGATGCCCTATCGGTAGCCAAGTTCTGCAAAGACAAGGACAAGGCCATACACAAGCTATCGGCAGGGCACCCTGACTACGAACCCGGGGCTACAGAAGACAAGATTAAGCACATCGGCGGCCCACATTCTTGCGTTGTGTTCGAGCGGAATAACCCCGGCGGCTGCAAAGGGTGCCCGTTCAAGAACAAGATCACGGGTCCGATCATGCTGGGCCAAGAACTGGTCATGGCTACGGAAGAGGACAGCGTCGTAGTCGAGGAGGCCCAAGAGTACATATCGGGCAAAACCTATATCATTCCCGAATACCCACCGCCCTACGCGCGGGGAAAGAACGGCGGTATTTATCTCATACAGAAGGACCAAGAGTCCGACCCGGTCTTTATCTACGCCAACGACCTGTACGTAGTGAAGCGTATGGAGGACCCCACAGACGGCGACGTGGTGGTTTTGCGGCTGCACACCCCTTGTGACGGCATCAGGGAGTTCACTATCTCAAACAAGGTGGTGATGAACAAGGCTTTGCTAGGTGAGACAATCGCCGCACGGGGCGTGGTGTGCCCCCTAAAACAATTCAATATGCTTATTGATTACCTAATAGTAGCAATTAACTATATGCAACGCAAAGGAAGGGCTGAGCAGATGAGATTACAATTTGGTTGGGCAGACAACGACAGTAAGTTTATTGTTGGAGACAGGGAGATAAGCGCGGACGGCACCTATCATAGCCCCCCATCATCCGTTACGAAGGCGCTCAGCGCCAATATGGGCCCCTCCGGTAGTCTAGAGAAGTGGAAGGAAGTCTTCGCCCTGTACGGCAAGCCCGGTATGGAGCCCAACGCCTTTGCCGCCCTGTCTGCGTTTGGGTCGCCCCTTCTGAAGTTCTTGGGGCAAAGCGGCATCATCCTGAACCTGATTAACTCCCGTTCCGGTACCGGCAAGACCACCACGCTGCATATGATTAACAGCGTCTACGGGCATCCCAAGCAGCTTTGTGCGGTCAAGGCGGATACCATGAACGCCAAGATCATGCGTCTGGGGGTCATGAACAACCTGCCGTTCACGGTAGATGAGATGACCAACACCAGCGCCAATGAGTTCTCCGAACTGGCCTACTGTATGTCCCAAGGGCGCGGCAAGGACCGCCTCAAGCAGTCTGCGAACGAAATGCGCGTCAACCTCACTTCGTGGGCTTGCATATCTGTCTGTAGTTCCAACGCTTCTTTCTACGAAAAGCTTACTGGGCAGGGGGGCAAACGCAGCCCTGACGGCGAGATGATGCGCCTGATGGAGTACAAGATCGACTACACCAACGCGATTGACCCCGCCATTGCCAAGCAGATGTTCGACCACCAGCTTATGGAGAACTACGGCCACGCGGGCCTTATCTATATGGACTGGGTTATTAAGAACCTAGAGGAAGCTAAGGCAACCGCCCTGTCTATTCAGGCCAAGATCGACCAAGAACTTAAGTTGACGCAGCGTGAACGTATCTGGTCTGCGGGTCTGGCGGCGAATATTGCAGGGGGTAGGATCGCTAAGCGTCTTGGTTTGATCGACTGGGACATGAAGGCCATCTACCTGTGGGCCACCAACGAGATGTTGAACGACCTGCGGAACGACGTGACGCCCCCGATAAGTGACGTTTCTGCGGTCATAACAGAGTTCCTGAACCGTCATATACAGAACTGCGTCATTGTGAAAGATGCAGCAGACGCAAGGACTGGTATGAATGTTGCCCCGACTTTGGAACCCAAGGGCGAGCTTATGATCCGGCAGGAACCCGACACCAAGATGATGTTTATAGCCGTCAAACCCTTTAGGGATGACTGCATCAAGTACCAGATCAACTACAAGGAAACTATAAAAGAACTGAAGGCCAAAGGTATGTTAACCAAAGTACACAATAAGCGGCTGTCTAAGGGTATGCAGCTAGTAACAGGCGCAGTGTATTGCCTATGGTTGGACCTGACGCACCCGGACTTATCGTCCTTGGCCGCTGATATGGAAGCTGCAGATGCAGGTGGAGAAGGTTAGCTACGACGTAAACTGGAAGGCGTTCAAGCGTGGGCGGTCTTTTTTCATACCATGCTTAGACCCAGTGCGAGCCAAACGGGAACTTCTTGTTACGACAAACCGCTTGCGGATAAAGGTGCTTACTAAAGTGGTTATCGTAGAAGGTATAAAGGGATTGCGTGTCTGGCGGATGTGACCTATATAGGTCGTGAAGGTTGCTCCTTCGTGGTTGGTTGGTTCTCCCTTGCCCCCCTACTTAACGGTAGGGGGGTTTTTTATTCCAATCTGGTTCTTTCGACGATGTCCGCTATGTACGGATACAGCTTCGGATTTACCACAAGCCCTTCCAGCGCCTCTGCGCGGTTTTCAGCCTTACTTGTCAGCGAGTCGATTATGGTTTCGCCGGTTATAGGCAGCATATAATTCTTAACGTTGTAGTCATCAATCCTGCTTAGCACGTCGTCAAACGCAGCTTCGTTCTCGTCTGTGGGGTTGTTCTGAACCCGTTCGTGCATAAGGTCCAACCGCCGGAGTAGTTTTTCCTTATCCTTTTCTATTTTGTCTACGATCTTTTTAGACAAGAAGTTCTTCTTCTGGATTTCGGAAACTTCAGTGGAACTGAAACCTGCGGTCTGGGCTAACAATCTACCAGTCGTGTACCATTCAGCGTTTCTGACCTCCGCCAGTTGTGGCGTAAGATTACCTTCAGACGCGAAGCGCAGGGCTTTTGCACCCCCACGGAAGAAGGCAGGCAGTATCTTCTCGACACCCCGGTTGAACTGGCCGCTTTCGAAATCATCGTAGGCGGAGAACATCTGCGACCCCATACTACCGAACGCACCGAAAGCAATGCTAAACAGCATATGTTCAAACGCTTCCTTGGAAGTTTCTGAAGGGGCGCTATCACGGTAGAATAGGCTATCCAACGAAACGGAAGCACCGACATCCAGACCAGAGATAGCGGATACGGGACCCATCTTTACCATACGCTGCAGAAGCTGCGCCTGCTCTTCGGAAAGACCCATAGCCTTAGCCATACTGCTACCAGCACCAAAGTAATTAGGTAAGAAGGTTTCACGGAACCACAGGTCAAGGCTGCGCTTACCAAGGGGGTTGCCCTCTTCGTCTTCGTCGTACTCATCATCATCCGGCGGGCGAAGTGCGGCCCGTAGCCCGTCTGCAAGGCCCATAATCATACTGTAACCCGGCAGACCTACGACACCAGCAAACAGGGTAGTCATACCAAGCACACCAAAGAACTGGGTGGCTGCTTCGCGCTTACCTTCCTTATGGTACGGAAGCATCGCGGCAAAGTTCCGAACAAGGAACGACACCATCTGCAGCGGGTAGGTCATGAACTGGAAGGCCACTTTGGTTATGGGGCCCGTCTTCATAATGCGCGGCTTATTATACTGCGTGTAGTTGAACAGCGAATCATACACTGCATCAATGGCGGCGTCCTGCGCCTTGGTCTGGGCTTCATCCGCAGTAAGTTTACCGGCCTTAACGTCAGCCTGCAGTTTGTTATATTCCAGCTCAAACGCCGACATATACATGATTTCACGGGTAATACGTTCCATATGGTGGAACGAACCGCTCATAATACCCGACACAAACCTCAACGTTTTATTGGCGGGGCTTGCATACATTTCGGTAGGCTGACGTGCACGGGCGGTCATATCCGCCGTGTAAGTGGACATGAAAAGGTCCAACCCCTGCGCAAACTCATACGCAGCCTTCATAGCGGCGTTACCAGCCACATATTTAGACTTGATGATAGACGGTTCCCCCCACTTAACGACTGGGTTGCCGTTGGCATCCAGCACGGGATTACCATCTGCCCCGATAACCGGGCCTTCTATGCCGTACTGTTCCCAGAACTTAAGGTACTTAGCAGCCATCTTTGTGACAGCAGCAGCGCCATATTTTGAAGACAGGTAGGGGAACCCGACAATCGGAAGCTGCGTCATCTGGATAATGGCAGACTTAGGCGACGTAAGCATATAGTAGAACACTGCCTTGTTGCCGATAGCCGCTAGGCGGTCCCAGTTAAACTCGTCAGGAGACGGAGGGGTAATCTCGGCCACCGCCCGTGTCTTTATTTCATTGACGAAGGCGCTAAGCTTCGGCCTGTCAGGGTTTTTTTCAATATAGGATTCAGCTTCTTCCACGCGCCTGCGGATATCGTCTGAATACTTAAGCCGCGCCAACTGATTAGCAGCGGTATGCTGCGACACTACAAAGTTACGCGCGATATCGGCACCGAAACCTATGCGTCCTTTACGGGTAGCGAAGCGTGTACGCATATCCTTATCGGGCAGCGTCATGAGATACATCTGATAGACGGCTTCTTTTAGCTCTTCTATCGCCTTGGGGTCGGATACGTTTGTGCTGTCAATAGCCGAAAGAACGTCTTTAAGCATCTGGCTGGATTGCACGTGTTCATTGCGCATACTCTGTAAGGAGTCGTCATATACAAAATCGCGGTTATCCCCTACAGCCTTCAGCTCTTTTTTGCGCTTGAGCATGGCATAGTTACGGGCCGCAGCGCTTTCAAACATATAGTATTCGCTGTTCGGGCCGGTGCCGACACGGTACCAATAATTGCCGTAGCGCATAAGGGGGAAGTAAACGCCCAGCTGCCCTGACGTTTGGAAGTTCTTTGTAATCTCAGCAAGAACTTTTTTCTTACTAGCGCTAGAAAGCTTACTGTTGTTGATCTTGTCCTGCAGAATGGACTGGTGAAGGTCGAATGTCTTTTTATATTCGTCCCTTATAACCGTGTATATCTTATGCCCCTTACCCTTGTCGAAGTTAGCCAGACGGGACCAAGCATCCCATATCCGGGCTATTTCGTTAGAGCGGCGCGTTATGTCCCCCTGCCTAGCGTTGGTTCTACGCATTTCGGCAAGTTTGGGGTCTGTAAGAAGTGCGTCTTTCAAAGAGGTGTACAGCGCGGGGTCGAACTCAGCCAACGTCGCCATATGCATAACGTCCGCGAGCAACTTGCCGCCAGCCTTGTGCTTCTTAAGGAACTCCGTAATTTCCGGCATACGTTCGGCTAATTCGCGGATTAACTTAGACTGCATAGCCGCCATATCTCTTACGACGCTATTTATCTCTTTGATCTTCGGAATCTTGTCTCCTGCCCAACGGGTAATATCGTCGGTAGTAAGCGTAGGCAGAATTTTACGGATAGACCCAACACTAAGGCTATCGTATGTAGCCTTCAGCAAATCCAGAACGTCTTCAAAACTACGCGCGTTTTTAAACAGTGTACCAAGGCTTGCGCCAAGATCACTGGCTACGTGTGACTGGTTAACTGCCTTGGTGAGCTTGGTTATCTTCTGGGTCTTAACCTTAGCAGCCTTTCTGGCCTGCTGAATAATATCCGGTTCGGCCCGTTCCATCTCTGCCCGGTTGTCGTACTCTTCCTTAAAGTCATTAAACATCTTACGCAGGGCTTCAACGCTCTGCCTGTTGTTTGGTGAAGCTGTAATAGCCCTTTTAAGGTCGCCATACTGCTTCCCGGATATTCTGTTAAGACCTGTAGTTTTATTAACCGCTACTCCTACTTCCTCCATCAGTGCGTCATACTGGGCCTGCTCTTCAGGCGTAAACGTCTTACGTTTTTTTGGGGTCGGAGCGGGAGCAGCGGCAGGCTTAGGGGTGGGCGCGGGGGCAGGAGCAAGGGCGTCCGAAAGATCAATGTCCTTGGTAACTTCGTTCAAGAACTTGGAGAAAGTTTCATTAGGCAGGAAGCCTTGAGCCCGCAGAGTTTGATAGAACCTACGTAGCGCCTTGCCGATTTTGTCGAAGAACTGCTCAACAACAGTGAGCGGCTTGGCGTTGCTAGTAGCCCACCGGGCAACATTGTCTGCGTACCATTCGTTGAAGCTTAGGTAGTAGTCGGCATCTTCTTTACTAAACACCCCGGTCTCCGCACCGGGGGTATCTTTTAGAAATTGTTGCGTAGATTTCGCAGCGCGGGTCGCCCGCACTATGTCAGCAGCAAAAACACGCTTGTTTTTCTTTCGCCACGCATCGTGTTCCGCCACAAGCGCAGCCTGTACATCTGGCGGCCCGCTGCGAAACGCATGGTACATATGGATATGGCCCATTTCATGGGCTATCGTTTCTAATTTTTTAATTACGCTGGGGATTTTATTATCAAAAACAAGAGCGTATTCGTTGTCCCCCAGACGGCGCATTACGCCGTGGAATTTATCTTGGTATTTAAATGCGTCTATACCTCTGTATCTGCCAGTAAGCGTGCCTTCTTGAAGGGCATTAAGGTCTTCACTGGTCATAACGTGAATCTTCGCACCAGAAAGAAGCAGACGTTTCCAGAGAGAAATAATTCCACGCAGCGGATTAGGCACCCCAGCGGAGAAAGAAAGCCCTTCCGCGTTATACGTTATGCTAGGCCCTTCTGCTTTTTGCCGCTTAGCATCTTGTGCTTCGGCTTCTTTCACAAAAGAGTTAAATTCTTGCACCTGTTCAAAAGTATAGTTTGAAGCGTTCCACGAAGGATTACTAATACTTGTTCTATCCCGCACCCCATTTTTAAATGCGAAATATACGGGTTCGCCTGTGGGTGAAAAAGCACGCACCAAACCGTACGAGCCGTTTTGGTAGGCTACAGTTCCGCTTACACTAGCGGCTATTCTTTTTGCTGTTGTTTGCTGCGCAGGCGTAGGCGGCTTAGGCGCGGGGGCGGCAATAGGAGCAGGCGCAGCCACGGGTTCAGGCGCAGCCACGGGTTCAGGCGCAGCCACGGGTTCAGGCGCAGCCACGGGTGCAGGCGCAGCCACGGGTTCAGGCGCAGCCGCCACGGGTTCAGGCGCAGCCACGGGTTCAGGCGCAGCCACGGGTTCAGGCG